GTGGGCCATTGGAGACATTGAAGCTTGTGACTATTTCGCTACGTCCAATGCCATCATTCATCATGAGGCCAATCGTGATGCCTATCAAGCGAAAACCATCTATAACCAGCTCATTGCATTGGAAGAAGAGGAAGTGATTACAAAGAAGCCTGGCAAAACATTTGCTTTGCTTCCCAAGGGCGAAAGTGAGCTAATTGCAGCGGAGAAGGAAAACGCACAAAAGCGCAAAAGCGCACGAAGCTTAAGGCTTGATTAAAAAGAAAGTTTGTATTAAATGCTGCTTTTCTTTCCATGGAAAAGAACTAGCGTGAGGTGATCTTCGCAAAGCTTTTATGTGGGGCCTTCCTGATCGCCAGCCATTTAATATTGGCCCGTATAAATTGTGGCCATGTTTTAGCAAGCCAGAATTTCAATGGTTTTCTGCCATTGATGGCAAACCGTATTATTTCCGCACGACCAATGAAGCTAAATTATTTATTAAGGACTTGCTGGCCATGGACGACCCGGAAGGGCTTTGCGACTAGGGCCGTTTGCGCTAGCCTGCCTTGGTTGATTCTCGGGGGACCATGGTCCCCTTTTGTTGTCTTATGAAGCTGAAGGAAAAGGCAAAATGTGAGCCAATTGCCCGTACGGGACGCGTCCAGGATTGGCTGGATAGTCCTGATGGACGTTTGCCCGTGAGCTGCACGGTGTTCAACGTAGAAGATTCAATGGAGGGCGAGGATGGCATTGAAGCATCTTGGCGGTTTGTTAGCCACGGTTTGCGCAATGGCGCGGGCGTCGCTGTTCATTTGTCTTCTTTGCGCGAAAGGGGCGCTGAAAATGGCAAAGGCCTCGTGGCAAGTGGACCAGTAAGTTTTGGCAAGATTTATTCCACGCTTAATGAAATCTTGCGCAGGGGAGGTTTGTATAAAAATGGGGCTGTAGTTCTTCATCTTGACTATTCTTCTCCTGATGCCATTGAATTTGTTAGTGCATCGCGCAGTGAGCTTCCTTGGGTGAAGCGTTGTTTGAACGTTGATGAAAATTTCCTTTCTGCATCGTCTCCTGAACTGATCAATGCCTGTCTTCGTGCCATCTCTTCTGGCGATCTCTGGCTCAACAAAATCCGCTACGACAGTCGTGGAGAGCGCATCCGGGCTAATGTTTGCCTGGAGGTATATCTTCCGCATCGTGGCACTTGTCTTCTTCAGCACGTTAATTTGGGGGCATGTACGCTTGACAACATTCAAGGAGCGTTTGTCGAGGGCATGACGCAGCTTTGCGAGCTGCATGGTCGCACTGGTGTTGGCGACACTGGAGAATATCTTCCTTCCTCCATTGACAAACAAATTGGCCTTGGCCTGCTAGGCCTTGCTAATTTCCTTGCCATCCATGGCATTAGCTACGAAGATTTTGGCAATGCTCTAGAGGCCTACCTTGACGAGGATCCACATCCTTGGGCGCACCATTGGAAAGATGCCATTTCTGGCGAAGCCGTGTGGCAAATTGACCAAGGCATTCAGAAAGCGGCAGAAATTGCTCGTGAGTACGAGATGGAACGTGCGTTTTGCATTGCTCCCACTGCGTCATGCTCCTACCGTTATCTCGACACTAAGGGTTTTACGACCACGCCAGAAATTGCTCCTCCCATTGGCCGTGTTGTTGATCGGGATAGTGGCACTTTTGGCGTAGAGCAGTTTGACTATGGCGACGTAGAAATCGCTGCGGAAGTTGGCTGGGACACTTTCTTTAAGATGGCGAATGGCATTGTTGCGCTATATCAACGCACTGGCCTCTTCCATGGATATTCGTGCAACACATGGGGAGATTTGGTCGTCTACGACGAGGCGTTCCTGCGTTCTTGGCTAGAATCACCTCAGACGAGCATCTATTACAGCCTGCAAGTTCTCCCGGACATGCAGCGGAAAGATGATGCGTATGCAGCGCTAGATGAAGATTTTAAGAGCATGTTTGGTTTCAATGATGAAGCCGAAGAGGGCTCTCAAAGCTGTTCACTAGACGCAGGATTCTGCTCTAGCTGCGCTGAATAAAAAGGGGGCCTAGTGGCCCCTTTCTTGCCCACATTTACTTTCGCATTGTTGAAACAAATGACTACTGCCATTGCCTCCCCTTATTCGTCCACCATTGCCAAGAAGAGCCCGTGGCAGGCCGTTGCCGTTGACAAGGGGCAAGTGCTTGAAGGGGCTGAGGAGACATTGCTTAAGATGCTCGCGCTGCGCCATTTGGAGATTCCTGTGAAGGAACTTCTGGAGCAGGGCATGGAGCGTGAGCTTCCCTCCACGCCTGGCATTATTGAAGCGCTGCGCTCCAACCAAGACGATGAAGATCGCCATTTGGAAGCGCTGGACTATGTGGCTGCCGCTCATGGCACTGATGTCAAGGCCGAGAAGGAAGTGATGAACATTCTGCAAGCTTGGAATTATCATCCTGCCCACCCCATTCTTAAGGCAGGAATTATGGAGCGGAGTATTTTCTTCGTGGCTCTGCCGTTCTTGCGTCAAACTGGCGACGTTGGCATGCGCACCGTTTCACAAGACATTAGTAAAGACGAGAGGGTTCACGTGGCAGTGAATGGCATGCTGAGCAAGGAGCTGGGCGAGAAAGAAAGCCAAAGCCTTGACAAGCTTCGTGCGGCTACCGCTGCATGGATGTTTGAAAAGCTTGATAGCTCTTCCAATAAATGGCTTGATAAGGATTTCTGGCTGCGTCAGTCACGGAGTTTGTTCTGGACTGGCAGGGCCGAAGAACTTTCTTCTCTGCGAGCAAGCCGATCCATAGCTTTTTTTGAAAGTTCAAACGTATCACTACCTTCCTATGGGCGCTAGTCGCGCCAAGGGTTTCAGCGGAGCGGGGCGTGCTAAGATTATTCTTTGAGCGCTCCGCTTCTTCATGGAAAAAACTTGCGCAATGTGCGGGCTAACCAAGTCATACAAAGACTTTTACCAAGAAAAGCGCGTGGCGGATGGCTTGACGGCGCGTTGCAAGGAATGCACAAGAAAAGCTGCCACGACTAGCTACCAAGGCAGGCGAGAAGAGGTTTTGGCGGCTCACAAGGAAAAATATTGCGCGAAAAAGAACAGGGAGAAGAACCTGATGCGGAACTATGGCATGACAGTGGATGAGTGGAACGCAATGTTTGCGGAGCAAAATTATCGCTGCGCAATTTGCGGATCCAAAGACCCGCTTACTTCAACTAATACTTTTGTTGTTGATCATTGTCATAGCAATGACCATATTCGCGGCATATTGTGCGGTCCTTGCAACTCGCTTCTGGGCCTTGCTCATGATGATCATTGTGTACTAACGGAAGCAGCCATGTATGTCATTGCTCGCGCCACAGGGGAGCCGATTTCTGAACGCAAAAAACGGCATGGATACAAAGAGAACGACACGGAGAAGAAGCGCAAGGCTCGCGGAGAAAATTGACGCTACACTGACCAAGTTCCCGCTCTGCGTTAGCATCGGGCAGATAGAGCCTAAGCCTCTGAAGCGATTAGCACTTGTTAATCGCTTCACGCTTAGGCCATCACCTCCCTCCATTGCTCTGTCGATGGAGAGCAGCCAGTTCTGAGGTCCGACGTTGGTTCGGGGTGCCTTTCCTGGTTTGCGTGATTCGCCCCCAAGCTTAGCTCTCAGACGGAAACCAATTTGTTGGCGCCAACAAAATGGTCTCTAGAGATGATGCTCAAACAGGGGGCTCCTGGCCCTGAAGTGTTGGCACACGTTAGGCACATAGCCTAGAATTCCGTGGTTCGATTCCCGGCAGCGCCTTTCATGACTCGCTATCGCATTGTCAGTCGCCCATTGCGGTTTGATCTCAAGCAAAGCCTTTACGACGTAGAAGAGCATGTGTCAATGGAATTCCTCGATGGATCCATAGCAAAATTCTGGAACTACGTCGATGATTTTCTTTCCATTGAAGATGCACAGAAATATGTGGAAGCATTGATAGAGAATCGCTTTGTTGTTGCAGAGATTGATTAATGGCCCGCTATCGCATTGTCCGTCGATGTTCATTTATCAAGGCGGGAGTTCCAATTTTTGAAGTGGAAGAGCGATCTTGGTTTTGGTGGGAGCCGAGAGGCATTTTTGAATCGGTTTCCGCCGCAGAAATACGAGTGGCCGACTTGATTGCTGCCAGTCCAATTAAGCGCGAAGTGGTAAAGGAATACAACTGATGAGCGCGTTCGTTACGGCGGACACTCATTTTGGCCACGCCAAAAGCTTGTCTTTTATCACGCCTGACGGTTCTCCATTGCGTCCGTTTGCATCGTGCGAAGAAATGGACGAAACAATGGTGGAACGATGGAACGCGAAAGTGGGCAAGCGCGATACGATTTACCACCTTGGTGATGTGGTGATTCCGCGTGCAAGCTTAAAAATCTTGGATCGTCTCAATGGAAGAAAGATTCTTATTCGCGGGAATCACGACTTGGGGCGCTTGTCTGATTTCTCAAAGTATTTTGAAGATGTGAGAGGAGCATTCTTTCATAATGGTGATTCCACCATGAGAGGAGGGCTAATATTTACGCACATTCCCGTACATCCAGCGTGTCTTTCTGGGCATTATTTAGGCAATGTTCACGGCCATCTCCATTGTCATCAAATTATCACTGACGGGCAAGTGGACAGACGATATTTCAATGCTTGCGTCGAACGCAACAATTTTGCTCCTGTAGCATTTGAAGATATAAAAGCCTTCTTTAAGGGCGATGACCGAACGCAGAACGTTCAACACGCCCCTGCGTGAGCCGCTCAATCCCATCATTTATCAATCGTTACGAGCTATTGATTGGCATAATGCACAATATTTTCTCACCATGGACCAGTGGCATCTTGAAAAAGCTGCCATCATTAGGCAGTATGTCAGAGAGCTGAAGGCTTGGATTTATGAGCAGGAAGAACGTATGGAGAATTTGGGCGAAGGCGCTAGGGGAGAAGGCGAGCAAACATGATCACGAAGCAGACAAAGTGGCGCTCATCCGCACATTGATTTTTGCTTCCTATCTCATTACCAATTGCTTCATCATTGCCAATGCTGTTGTCCATTGGCCAAAAGAAAAGCCCGCCGTAGCGGGCTCTTGTCTTCAGCAATAAGCTCAGAACCAATGAGGCTTAGGCACGTAAGCAATGCCGCGATAGACGAGGCTTGCGTGTTGTGCTTCGCGCAGACGAGCTGCTTTCTCAAGCTGCTGCTTGATGAGGGCAAGTGGGTTCATGATGGTTCCCGATGATGCTGGTCCCGTTCCGTACCAGCCAGTCATGCGCCCCTTGCGGGGTGAACGTACCATCAGTGTAGCAAAGTGCCCGAAGCAGGATTTGAACCTGCGCTGGCGGACTTTTAAGGTCCGTGTCTCTTCCGCTGGACTATTCGGGCAAGGTGAAGTTGAGGGCGCTGAGCGGGGCTTCAATCCGCCTTGTACAGCATTTCAGAGCAGGTGGGCCTGCTCCCCTCTTCCCCTGGTACAGAACAATGGCGCCTGAAACCATTGTTCCTTTTGAACTAACGCTGGCCAGCGTGCTTCGCGAAAGCTCCAAAAGCATAGCATGGCTTTTGCTGGTCAAACGTCATATTCTCTACAGGATTGATCTTCGGGGTGGGCGCGGCAGTAGTCATCAAAATTTTCTTCCCCATCGTGCGCTGCTTGTTCGAGCAAGGTGATTTGCTTGATGCGCTTGATATGCGCTTGAAGCTTTGGCAGGAGAGTGGGCACGTAAAGATGTTCGGCAGCAAGAAGCTGCAAAGCAGTTTGTCTATTTGAACTACCGCATTCAAGCAGGGACACGAGGAATTGCGCCTCTTGCATAGTTAAATCGTTGCTCTTCATTCCATAGCAGAACTATTGCTTGAAAATCATACTAGGAGATGAGGCTCTCAATCCAACCAATGTCATCATCTTTGCTTGCGGCAAGAATTGCTCCTGCCATTGCAAACGCTAAGTCATCAATTCCAGAAGCCTTACCGCCAGTCACACTCCATTGTCCACTGGGTTTGTAAATAACAGTGAGATTCTTGAGCTGCATAATTGCTTTCTCGTGACGATATAAATTGATTTGTCCTGCATTGAACAATTCTCGCATCTTGCTGAATGCTTTCATCTTGGAGCTAACAGTCCAAGTTAGTTCCGTGATGGGCAAATCACTTGCCAAGCTTTGAATGGTGCCAGCGCTATTGAACTGGTCCATCACAATGGTGTCGAAAACATACAGGCGATGTTGCTCTTTAATCCAATCTTCCACTGCATTAATATTCACTTCCATTCGTCCATTAATTTCAAAGTCAGCAACGAAGGAATGAAACTTATCAACGACTAGCGTGCCGTTCTCATAATGAACAATACAAGCAGTGTAGTCGTCACGGCCAACGCCACCACGGGCGGGGTCAAGGGCAAGTACATAGGCGCCCTGGAATTCAGGACGGGGTGGTAGAGCCGCTCTACGGTCATCAACACAGGCATCGACAACATCGCTTGCAACGAGGGCTGAAAGATTGCTCGCGAATTGTGCCCCATATTCAACTTTAAACTTCTCAGGGTCGCGCTGTCTCTCTGTGTCAAGAAACTCTTGCGAAATACTTGGGTTCATCTCCCACGTTGGGAGATTCACTGCCTGCATAAAAGGAAAACGGCCAGAGCTTGCTTCTTTGAAATGCTGGTAGAAGATGCCGTCCGTTAACCATGGAGAGGAGAGTTCAAGAATGCGTCCTTTGCCTCCGAACTGAGCGATGGCGGGAGATAGTGCGTCGTAGATGCCACGTCCACCACTATTTGCATCGCCTTCAGTGGCAAAAGCAAGTTCGTCGAACACTGCTCCAGCGCAAGCAAGACCACGAGCAGCACGTCCTGATGTGGGAATAGCTTTGAATACGCAATTGTTGCTTAGTTCAATGATGTCGGCAGTTTCGCGGACGATCTCTTGGGCAAAGGGGCTATCAAGAATGAGCTGGCGAATGTTGTTGAGAGCAATGCGAGCCTGGTCTTGACTGTTGGCGACGGTGACGATGTACCATTTCTCTCCTTTTCTCACGCGCCTACGATATTCATCTTCCAAGACAAAGCACATATAGACGCATGCCACCGCCGCCATGACAGTTTTGCCCGATCTTCGCCCAAGCGCCCACACTGCATGGCTCTTATCTGGCTGGAAGAAATTATCAAGAATCTTCGCCTGCCGAGGGTAGAGATCCAGCTTTAGGGCGTGCTTGGAGAAGTCAGAACATTTCAGCATGGCGCAAGTCTACAAGAGGATGCAATTCAGAAGAAGGGAAAAAATAAGCTGGTCTACCATGGGCAGGATCTTTCTTCCATTGTTCCTGCATTGCATCTTCACTCTTTATCCAGCCATGGAGGAGAGTGATTTTGTTCTGTATCGTAACCAACACTAAGGTTTTTCCAGGCTTCTCGTCTAGTTGGCAGATGAGGTCGTAGTCGTGGCGAGAGCGCGTCTTCACGTCAATATTGGGAGGGAGATCAAAAGATCCTCGCTTTGCTTCTGTTTCTTGATAGAGAAACTCCCGCAGATGGAGATAATCTGCCACTGCTAGTTCGCCAGCGGCACCAAGCTTGTGAAAGAGCAGCGCTTTGTTACCATCCGCCGGCCCCCCATTGCGTCCTTTCAAGCCTTTTCGCTCGTTCGTGCGCTGCCTGCGGAGGGCTTCCGCCCGCACAAGCTCCTTGTCTTCCTCGCTAAAGCCAAAAACAAGTGGAGAACTGGCCATAGTGTGCATAGGCTACGTGACAATGTAGCCGGGTTCTAGAATAAAAGCAACACATTATGGCCATAAATAAAGCTTATGGAAAGCGAAGGAATTGATCTTGGTCACGTTGGTAGTGGCGGAGTGAGAGTCGACGGTCTCCAGAACGTGCTCATTGGCATGGGCACTGGTCGTGACAAGGCGCAATATACTAAAACTACGGCTACTGTCTTCTTAGCTCAAGAAGAACTAGAAAATCTTTATGGTGAATGGCTCCCTCGTCGTATTGTTGACATCTATGCTGACCAAGCCACACGAAAAGGCTTCAAAGTACTGTTTGGCGGAGAGGGTGTTAGAGCCGAAGAAGTGCAAGGCATTGAACAAGTAATTGAAGACCTATACATCCTTGAGCAGCTCAACCTCGCAGCGAAAAACTCCCGCCTTTATGGGGGTGCTTGTCTACTTCTTTTTATTGACGATGGGCGTCCCGCTTACATGCCTGTCGATAAACGTAATATACGTCGCGTCGAAGACATTGAATGTTTGGATAGATGGCAAATTGCTCCCGTTATCAACGAAGAAAACCTCTACGACTATTCAAAAGCCACTTATTATCAGATCATCTCTGGAGATTTAATTAACCAGCCACAATTGTCCTATATTCACAAAGACAGGATTCTTCGCTTTGATGGGGACTGGCTTCCTTATCGCATTCGGCAAAGGAACTATGGATGGGGTATGAGTAGCTTGCAGACTGTTTATGACAGCTTCAGGCATTATTGGACGGGATTGAATTCAGCGGCCACGCTTCTCACTGAGTTTGATATTTTTGTTCATAAAGTGAGGGGCTTGGCAGCGATGCTTGCTGCTGGCAAGGAAAGCTCCATTCGTGATCGCCTGCAGGTGAATGACATGAGCAAAAGCATTTATCGCGGCTACGCGATTGATGCGGAAAAGGAGGAGCTTGAATTTATTAGTCGCAACTTTGGTGGCATTGGAGAAATCTTAGAAAAGCTGCGCGTTGATATTATTGGCGCCAGCAAGATTCCTCATACTGTTTTGTTTGGCGAAAGCCCGAGTGGTCTTGGTTCCACTGGTCGCAGCGAAGAGCGTGACTTTGCCAAGATGCTTGCTGATTATCAAAGCGTCAATTTCAAGCGGCCCATGAAGAAGCTGCTTGAATACATCATGCTCAGTAAAGAAGGTCCGACGAAAGGAGAACTGCCCGAATCATGGCGCATCTCCTTTAATCCATTGTTTGAGCTTAATGAGCGCGAAATGGCTGACGTACGGGCGCGCGTGGCGGCTGTAGACGGCCGTTACATCCAGCTCGGTGTACTGAGTCCCAAGGAGGTGGCGGATGCCCGTTATGGCGGTTCTGAGTGGAGCATGGAGCTTACGCTTGATCCGTCCGTAGTGCGGGAACTTCCTGCTCAAGCTGGGGGTGGCTCCACTCAAGATAGGGGTGGGAAAGGCAAGCTTGCAGTGCCTCCTGGCGGCCGCGATCCCATGAATGAAGAGAATGGCACTCTTCCCATGGATGGAAGCAGGGAAGTAGAGGACAGCCGGGAGGATGGCGCTGGGCTTTATTTACCTGGCGATCTTGAGAAAGTGCGTGGCGACGTAAAATTCACGGACGAAGCATTGCATTCACGAGCAGTGAGTGCCGCCAAAGCTAAGTTCAAAGTGTGGCCGTCTGCTTATGCCAGCGGTTACGTCGTTCAACAGTACAAGCAAATGTACAAGAAGAAGCATGGCTCGCTGAGCGGAGCTTTCAAGAGCGACGAACAGGAGCTTCATGCCGATGATCTTGATAAGTGGTTCAAGGAGAAATGGGTGAGGATTGGCGCTAATGGCGAAATCCTTGGTCCGTGTGGCGCTCGTGAAGAGAAAGAAGGCAAGCCAAAGTGCCTTCCCGAAGCCAAAGCTCAAGCCATGAGCAAAGAAGAACGGCAAACAATTGTGGCTCGCAAGCGCAAAGCCGATCCCAATCCAGAACGTAAAGGGCCAGCAAAGAATGTCAGCAGCAAAGTGGATGCGCTTGAGCCCATGAAAGTGGAAGGTCTCATCCTTTCTGACGTGGACGAAGCATCGCTGATTAGTCCAGAAGACATTGACGCTGCATTGAATCAATGGAAGGAGGAAGCTCCTGAGCGTTTCAAGGATATTCTGGAGGCTGAAGATGCAAGGCCTGAATGATCTATCAACGTTCGCTGCCGCTCTTGAACTGCGTCTTGATGAATCCTCATGGCGCTACGACCCCGTTACTGGCCGTTATCGCGGAAGTAACGGACGCTTCCTTAGTCAGTCTGCCGTTGAAGCTTTGGTTGATGGTCGAATTAACAAGCTTGGCACTTTGCTACGTCGTCTTACAAACATGCTTAGCAACGGCGATATTACGCTGGTTCAATGGCAGGAAAGCGTGAGGGAAGCGCTTAAGCTTGCACATGTACAAGCGGCGATCATCGGCAATGGTGGACGAGACAATATGCAGGCTTCAGACTGGGGCCGCATCGGTCAGCGCCTTCGTGCGGAATACCGTTATCTGGAGGGTTTTGCTCGCGATCTTCTGGCTGGGAGCATTTCTGCTCCCATGGCTATTGCTCGTATCGGCATGTATTCTCAAGCTGTGCGAGGTTCTTACTGGGAAGGCAGTGCAATTCGACAAGAGCGACAAGGCTATAGCTTGATGCGACGCATCCTCGATCCACAGGCAAAGCATTGTGAGGATTGCGTACGCTTTGCCGCGAGGGGCGTTGTTCCCATTGGAAGCCTGCCAATGCCAGGACAGCGATGTGCGTGCCTTTCTAATTGCAGATGCCGCGTACAATACATGCGTCAACAAGCGCCAGTCGTGGCAGTTTGAATATGGACGTTTTGGTTGGAAGCACGGGCTTGATTGGCAGCGTGCTTCAAGATCATCACAAGTTTGATGCGGTGTTCAATTCCAAAAACATTCATCTGGCTCCATCGTTGACAGAGGGTATTGACAGGCTTTATTTGGCTTGTTTGCCAGCAGAGAAATGGAAAGCCAATCAGGCGCCTATGGCTGATTTCGACAATATGTATCAAGTGGTGACGCATTTGAGACAATGGAAACCGAAGGAAATTATTCTCTATTCCACTATTGACGTTTACAGTCAAACATATAAATATGTGAAGAACTTTCCCGAAGTTGAAGCTATTGATTATGGCATTACTCGCTATATTTTTGAAATGCTGATTAGGAGTTCTTTCCCCGATTCAATTGTCACTATTATTCGCCTGCCTGCATTGTTTCACAGGCGCATCAAGAAGAATGTGCTTTTTGATCTCCTCAACAAGAACAATGTTGAAAAGATCAATGCAAACTCAGCTTACCAATGGTACGATTTGAATGATCTTTGGGCGGACACTGAAGCTCGCAAGAAGGGATGGGAGATTCAATTGTTTCCTGAGCCCATCGAAACCTTAGAGATTATTGATAGATGGTTTCCATGGGCGAGAGAAATTGTTGACCATGGCAAGCGCATTGATTATTATTACGGGCCATACCATGAGAAGAAAGAGAAAACACTGGAGAAAATGGGGGCTTTGATTGATGCTTGGAATTAGTGCTATCGGCTGGAAAGATGAAGAAGAGCATGAAATCTTGAGCGCCAATGCCGGCGCTTTTAATTTCATTGAACTAGTGCCATCCCGCATCTTTGCCAGAAACGAAGATTTTGGCGATATCGCCAAGCGCTACAGGGAAGACTATGGACTATGGGCATATTCGGCCCAGGCATTGTTCTACCACAGTACGGTGCAAAGCTTTGAAGACACTGCTGCCACTCAAGAGCATTTGCTGCGAGTGGTGAAGCTTGGTTCGCTGATGGGCATCAAGCGCTTTGTTCTTGGTAGTCCTGCATTGCGCCGGGGAAGCCCATCAAGCTTGATGGAAGCTCTCAAGCGCATGGATTCAATTCTGGAGGCAAACGACGCCATCCTTTGCATTGAACCCATCGCCAAGACATTCGGTGGAAAGTATTTCTATACAGTTGAAGAAGTTGTCAATCACATTGATTTCTATAATCTGCGCAATGTAAAGACGATGCTCGACACCAATAATGCTTGGCTTCAGGGAGATAGCCCCACAAAAATTATCAAGCATTATTTCCGCTTCATTGCTCATGTGCACATCAGCGACACTGACAATGGTCCCATCCTTAATCAATATGAGCATAAACAAATTAAGCTTCTTCTCAATGCAAGTTCATATCAATATGGCATCACTCGCGAACTAGCTAATGCCTCTAAGTATCATCGTGAATATCCCTTATTTAGGCAGCTTTATGGCTGAGCGATAATTTGCCTTGCCATTTGCTCAATGGCATAGATGCCTTGGATTTTACCAGTGAAGAAGGAAAACAAATTGTTTTCTTGGCGCATTAGCGGAGTGCGATTGGCGCTGCTGTCTTTGGTTTTTGCTTTGATAGAAAGCGTTGGGAATAGATAGTCAAAACTATCGACAAAGTCAGGCCAGTAGCGCTCTACGTGCTGCTCAATCTTGCGTCTTGCATTGTCCGCATCGTCAAGCGAATTGCCAAGCATGATTCCATGCCTCACGTGACTCAGCGAGAAGCATCTGTCGTTGTATGGATAGATGGAAAACAATTCGCCGTCAATGTAAGTGAGAGCGCCAAAAGGAAGAGGCTTTTTGGGGCGATAGATGAACATTGCCACTGCTTCAAAGAAATGAGAAGACAATGGCTCCAAGAGAGAGTTATTGGTGCAATCAAAAACAAAGTCGTAATCCTGCTTTAGCGCTCGCAGATTGCATCGCTGAATCTTTTCCTTTTTGACCAGCGACTCTAGGCGCCATTGAAAATACAGGCTCGCCCCAATGGCATCAATGCGCTTCTCGGGGGTGTTCAGCAAAAGCGATGTATGGTTAAAAGCTTGTGGATCCAGCGAAGTATGCGGACCGCTCCCAAAAAGAATTGAAATGGTTTCAGCATCAAGAAGGCTTTCATCTTCCGACACTGCGTAGTAATTATTCTCTACATCATGAACGAGATCGCCATAATCCTCCATGAAGCGCACAAAAGTGGTAGCGCACAATCGACGAGTGGCGGCATTCCTGGCGTAGTGGTAGCCATAGTGCAGCCGATTTTGGTTGATGAAAGACGTTTCTGAAATGAGCGTATGGTTCTTTTCGTACAGCGTCACCTCCGCCTCATCGCGAAAAGCCATTGCCAAATGGCATCCCACCCAGCCGCCACCAATAATTGCAATGCGCTTCATCAGATGTCAATACAAAGGTGGGGCTGTACGCCTTGCCAATTGCTTTTGGCTTTGGCCAGTTCTAGCTGAGGGAAGTATTCGATACGACGCTGCATACCAGTGCCATAGGGATCTGCGTGCCCTTGATAGTTCCATTCGTCCGGGCCATGCTTGTCTGGATGATAGATGTGGCATGGTACGTCCTGAAGCTTCCAGAGCATATAGTCCTCGTTGGGAACGCCCCATTGCTTCCATTGCTGCAGCGCCTCTGGTGAGCTGTCTGTGTTCTTGATGGTCATCAAGCGCTCCTTGTGGGCCATGAGGTAGTCGTGGCGGTAAAGACCGATGCTCATGGAGGGCGTGTGTTTCATTGCCACCTTCTCAGGCGCCTCCACAGGGGGCTCGTAAGCAAGCTGTCTGAAAGTGGGGCCTGCAATGCAAGTGTCGTGAAGGAGAAACCAATATGGACTCTCCATTGAATGCTCAACAATTTCAATGAGCGGCGTATATTCAAAGGAATTTTGCTGCGTCAGCAGCATTGGTACGCCTTTATAGCTTGTGAAAGCCCTGACGGTTTGCCCTCCATTGACAATCAAAATCTCCTCTGGCTTTAGTCCAGCAGCAAGCAAGCTAGGAATAATGACAGGAATTGTGTGCGGAGCAAACTTCTTGCACGTACTAATGCAAAACCGGATTGAGCCTTCTGGAAGAATCATCTAGCCTCCTTTTGCCGTCAGTATAAAAGGCCCTTAAGATGACGAAGATTCAGAGGAGATCATGGCTCGTATTCTGTACTGTGGCGATGCTTTTGTAGAAACTGGCTTTGGGAGAGTGGCTCAATATTTGCTTCCCGCATTAGCAGAAGAGCATGAAGTGGCGGTTTTGGCGGTCAACTTTCACGGCGACCCCCATCCAGAGGCAAAGAACTATACGGTTTATCCAGCCATGCTTCATGGTGCCGATCCATTTGGCTCCCATCGCATCGCCGGAGTCATTCAAGCTTTTAAGCCAGATCTGGTATGGGTGACAAACGACATTTGGATTGCATTGCAACTATGGGAAAAGGCGAAACCCCTCAAGGAGCAGCTTGGTTTTAAATGGTTTGTTTACACTCCCATTGATTCCTACGGTTTGTTCCCAGATCTGACCAAGCCCATGATGGAGTGGGACGGCCTTGCTACCTACACAGAGTTTGCGAAGAAAGAGCTTGAGCTGATGGGCTACACAAAGCCCGTGCGTATCATTGGTCATGGCACTGATTTCACGAAGTTCTTCCCGCTCGACAAGCAGGAATGCCGCAAGAAGCTTGGCGTGCCAGAAGATGTGTTTGTCGTGTTCAATGGCAACAGGAATCAGCCACGTAAGCGCATTGACCTGACAATTAAAGCATTCATCAAATTTGCCAAAGACAAAGACGATGCTCGACTATGGCTCAATATGGGCAGCAAGGATTTGGGATGGGAGTTGGTTCCATTATTCAAGCGCGTTGCGCGTGACGAAGGCTTTGATGCCACTGGCAAGCTTATCTTGACAAGCCCGCACTATTCAGTGGACAATTGCCTTCCCATTGAACAGCTTAATCAAGTGTATAACGCCGCTGATATTGGCATTAACACTTGCATTGGTGAAGGATGGGGCTTAGTTAATTCGGAGCATGGCGCCACTGGCGTGGCACAGGTGGTTCCTGATCATACGAGCTTGGCTGAAATTTTTGATGAGATGCCTCGCATTGAATGCAACGCCAGTGAAACTGATAGGAACTATGGACTTGAGCGATTGT